GGGTGCAGAGGAACCATGGCAATTCTTATCCAGTTGTGAAGAGTATTATGCTTGTGTCATTACACAACGCCGAAAGACAACTGGCCTAATGGTAGCAACAGACGCTACATGTAGTGGTCTACAGATCCTAGCTGGATTAGCTAGAGATAAATCAACCGCAACACTCGTCAATGTTGTAGGTTCTGATAGACCTCAAGACGCATATAAGGTAGTTGCAGAGGTTTCTAAATGGAGTATACCTCAAAGACTACATAAAGTATGGGATAGGAAGTGCGTAAAACGTACTGTTATGACAATCCCTTACAACGCAAAGCCTTTTTCAAATAGATCGTACATTAGAGACGCATTAAAAGAGAAAGGTGTAGATATAGAAAGAGAGGAACTAACTCAAACTGTTCAAGCTGTTAGAGATGCTATGCAGAATGTAGTTCCTGGACCCATGTCAGTGATGAAATGGATCGAAACTGAGGTAACTAAGATAATTAAGTCTGGAGTAGAAGTGTTAGAATGGGTAACACCATCTGGTTTTATAGTAACTCAAAGGTTAATGAAACATGAAACACAAACTATTAGACTACAATTACTAGGAAGATGTGAACTTGACATAGCTAAAGAGACTGATGAGGTGTCTATTACTAGACATAAGGCAGCTACGGCTCCTAATCTCATACACAGCCTGGACGCAAGCTTGTTACATCTAAGTGCTACTAGATTCGATGCTCCTATAGCCTTGATACATGATAGTGTCTTATGTAGAGCGTCTGATATGTCTATATTATCTAGTTTAGTAAGAGAAACATACATGAAACTCTTTGCTGAACAAGATTACTTAACCGACTTTGCTTCTCAAATAGGAGCAGAGACTGAACCACCGATTATAGGAGACCTTGAACCGTCAACTGTAGTTGAATCCACTTATTTTTTCTGTTAATGTATTACCCATCATTATTTCAGCACCCATTCTTTGCACCTACTAGAGTTATTGTTGTCTCTGAAGAGAGGCTTCAAGCAGCTGAGAGGCAAGCAAAGCAAGAACAAGTAGAAGCTTTAGATGTACGCATCGATGAGCTTACTCAATACAGAGCTGAAGTTGTTAAAGAATTGAAAAAGCTAGAACCATCCAAGCCAGGTAAGGATCTGGACGCACTGGATGGAGGCACTCACGATGGCTAGAACCATTCATAAAACTGATAATCCTGTAACCCTTGAAGGATTTCAAGCTATACTTGCTCCTAGTAAGTTTGGTTATTCCCTTGCTGCTGTTGTTAGTGAGGATGTGATCAATAAATTAGAGACGGAGAGAGCTGAAGTTCTTAAGTGGGCTGAATCAAAGTTAAAAAACCCTAAGCGCTCCACGCTCAAGCCTGAGCCGTGGGAAGAAGTTGCGGAAGGTAAGTATAAAATCAAGTTCTCATGGAATGAGGACAACCGTCCTCCTGTGGTAGACACAGAGGGCACGCAAGTAACTGACACTAAGACACCGCTTTATGCTGGATCGACTGTTAAGCTGGGTTTCTACCAGAAGCCATATATTCTACGGGATGGGGTTACCTATGGTAGCTCTCTTAAGTTGGTTGGTGTACAAGTTGTGTCAGTCAAAGGAGATGCTGGTGTAGATACTGGTGATTTAGATGCCAATGAGGTAGCTGAATTATTTGGTTCAACGTCTGGATTTAAAACGGCTGACCCTAATGTCACCCCGACACCCGAGGTAAATGACAAAGAAGACGACGACGACTTCTGAAGACCATCTTGAATGGGCACAGAAGGCTTTTAATAAGTTAAAAAATAAAAAACCCCCTAAATTTAGATCAAAGTTAGAAGAAAATGTAGCTAGTTTACTAGAAGGACTAGGTATTTCTTACGAGTATGAGTCAGAAAAACTAAGTTATGTCATAGAACATAATTATACCCCTGATTTTAAGTTACCTAACTACAGATATTTAGAGGTAAAAGGTTATTGGGATGCTGAAGATCGCCGTAAGATCTTAGCTGTTAAGAGAGATAACCCAGATATAGATTTAAGGATGGTATTTCAATCACCATATAATACAATATCAAAGCGTAGTAAGACTACTTACGCGAAATGGTGTGAGAAGCATGACATTCTATGGACTTCTTACCATGATATACCATTAGATTGGTTGATATGAAGAAAGAATTAACTGATTTTATAGGTGTATATGATGCTGTTATACCTAATAATGTATGTAAACAGTATATTGACCTTGCATCTACAGCTTCTTTTGTTACTAGAAATGATCAGCACAGAAACGACAAGCAGTTAAATCTTGATTCTGATTTTAATAAACCAGTTGACGAGTTATATAAACATGCTTTAGTTCCAGTGCTGCAAGATTATATAGATGAATTCCCTTATCTTAATACATTTAATTTTGTTAGTAGTGCTGCTACACTTCAAATAACTGACCCGCCAGCTGGAGGATATCACTCATGGCATGGTGAAAACATGTCCTGGGTATCAAAGGATAGGATACTAGCTTGGATAGTATATTTAAATGATGTAGATGAAGGTGGTGAAACTGAATTCTTATATTAAGCACGAAAAATAAAGCCCAAGGCTGGTAGAGTAGTTATTTGGCCAGCATCATTTACTCATTTACATAGAGGCAATCCACCAAGTAGTGTTAAGTATATTATAACTGGTTGGTGGCACGGTCAATATGGTTTAAGAGTAATAGGTAACCTTAAATGACTGAAAACGAGTTCGTGAGGCATTTACCTTGCGACAATTGCGGCTCATCAGATGGTAATAGTTTATACTCTGATGGGCACACTTTCTGTTTTGTGTGTCATCATAGGACAGGAGGTGAAGGCGAAATTATTCACAATCAAATGTCCAAAAATGTCCAACTCACAGGATCAGCCGAAAGGTTGATCAAGCGAAATCTCTCTGAAAAAACTTGCCAATTCTTCAGGATTTTCAGAGATGGAGATACTCTACGCTTTCCTTATTTTACAGAAAGCGGGGTATTACAAGGAGTCAAAATAAAAAATAAGAAAAAAATTTTTACCTATGAAGGAATTTCCACTGATACCTTATTCGCTCAGCATTTGTTTCCTAATACTGGTAAACGCATTGTTGTTACTGAAGGTGAATTAGATGCTGCATCCTGCTATGAAAGTATGCCAGGATGGCCAATGGTTTCTTTATCCCATGGTGCCGCTTCCGCTAAGAAGGACATTCGAAAGCAGATCCCATTATTTCAGGGCTACGAAGAGATCATACTCTTCTTTGATGGTGACGAGGCAGGCCGTAAGGCGACGGAGGAGGCGGCAGGCATCCTTCCACCTGGCAAGGTCAAGATCGCTCGTCTTGAGGGCTACAAAGATCCCTCGGAAGCATTACAAGCTAATGATGCTGAAGCAATTAGGAAGGCGATATGGGATGCCAAACCTTATAGACCGGATGGTATTATTGATGGAAAGACTTTACTTGAAATTGTAACTACACCACAAGCACCATTTGATCATGAGTACCCCTTTAAAGGACTTAACGAGAAGCTACACGGGATACGGTATGGAGAACTTACAACGTTTTGTGCTGGCTCTGGCTCAGGAAAGACATCCATCATCCGTCACATTGCAACTGACTTGCTCATCAAAGGCGAATATGTTGGGATCTTGGAGCTTGAAGCAAGTAATAGAAGAACCGCACTTGGATTGATGTCCACAGCTGTTGGAAAAAACTTACATTTAGGAGAATATGATGAACGAGAACTCAAATCCGTTTTTGAATCCTCTATTGCCAATTGGAATCTCTATCTTTTTGATGGCTTTGGTTCTTTCGAACCTGATCTCATCTATAATAGAATCGAATATATGGCGACCGGATTGGAGTGTCGTGTTATATTCCTCGATCACCTAAGTATATTATTAAGTGGTCTTGAAGGAGATGAACGACGTATGATAGATACAACAATGACGCGACTACGCTCATTAGTAGAACGTACTGGTATTTCATTATTTCTTGTATCACATTTACGACGAGCAAGTAATGACAAAAATTCACATGAAGAAGGAGGAAGAGTTAGTCTGTCCAGCCTCAGAGGATCTCATAGCATTGCTCAGATTTCAGATCAAGTGGTTGCCCTCGAAAGAGATCAGCAAGCCGGGTCTGCTGGAGATGCTACGACAGTTAGAGTCCTTAAGAATCGTTATTCAGGCGAAGTTGGCGTCGCATGCGAACTGAGCTATGATTTATCCACTTGCAGATTTATGGAACATGAAACTTCGTCCAACCCAAAATTCAACCCAGCAACTGATTTCTGAACAAGATGAGTATTTTGAATGTATTACTGATTGCCACATTGATGACCAATCTTGCAATGAGAAATGCGTGAACACACTTAAAAATGAATACGTACATCCTTGGGATGCTTACGTAGCCAAACTAAACAAACCTAACCCACCATCGCAACAAGACATTGAAAAGGCCAAGTTCGTCGATAAAACCTACCGATGGAGTGGGAGTGATAGTATTCGACCTAGAAACAAACGGTCTTCTACATGATGCTACCCGTATCCACTGTGCTGCACTCAATTGGTGCGAAGATAACAGGATTGAAACGTTCAATGACGAACCGTATGGCGACGGCACCTTCAATATCAAGGAAGATGCTCCAATGGGTAGTAACTATGCCATCCACACGGGATTACAGTGGTTGGAAACCGCTGATATACTTGCTGGTCACAATATTATTGGCTTCGATTTACCTATTATCAAGCGCCTCTACCCTTGGTTTAATCCTAGGGGGATTATTATTGATACTCTTATTCTCTCTCGTTTATTTCATCCGAATTTACTCGATATAGATCAGAAACACGCATGGAAACATATGCCATTACAGTTATATGGCAGACATTCTCTTGAGGCATACGGCTACCGCTTAGGCGAATTCAAAGGAAACTTTGCAAAGACTACCGATTGGAAACAGTGGTCTCAAGAAATGGAAGATTATTGTAAACAAGACGTTGCTGTTACCAC